TGCCTTTGATAATATATTTTTCGCTTTATCCATTGACGCTGAAACAAATCATGTTTATCTATAATATCAATGACAACAGGTTGCGCATGTTTTGTCCGCAAAATTCGTCCCACGGACTGTGTTATGTCGGTTTTGGGAGTTGCCATTAATAACGTAGTCAATGTCTTAATGTCCAGTGCCTCTGATGCCATCGAGTAAGTCGCAATAATAATATTCTTGCTTTCGCTTTCTTTTAATGCTGCCTCTTTCATTCCACCTACATAATACCCTACAGTAGCGTAATTATCTTCATCAATAGCCTTATACAAGTAAGTTAACAGGTTTTTATTGTGTGCCAAAACAATAATCTGTTGTTTAGAATCATTCATAAAAGTCTCCTTTAGAATTTTCAAAATAAAATTACTTCTGTCATAAAAATTACATAACTTAGAAATCATGGTGCTATATTGTGGATTACCACGATAATCATAAACAACCGTATTAAACTCCTCATCATTGCTCTTAAATTCAATTGCTTTCACCAAAACATTATGTTCTTTATTCGATTTCTCTTTATAAATAACGTCGCCCAAAAACATCTTAAATACTTTTGTCAATCCATCTTTGCGCTGCATTGTGGCAGATAATCCAAGCATATTCTTCGTAACAATTTTGAAAAGTGACCTAACGAAAACCTCTGCAGCAATGTGATGAACCTCATCAACAATAGTGAGTCCAAAACTGTCAAACATTGTCTCGGGATAGTCTTTCATCGAAAGTGACTGCAGCATTCCTAGAACAATATCTTTGTCTTCAATGTCAATAGTCTGACCCTGGATACGTCCCACACGAGCACCTGGGAGAAACTGATTAATACGCTCTACCCATTGATTTAGTAGGAAACTCTTATGGACAATAACAAGCGTTTTCATACCGAGTTCAGAGAGAATCTTGAGAGCCATTACCGTTTTTCCGCGTCCACATGGAATTTCAAGTAATCCTCCGCCATCTACCGCCTTTTTCATATACTCACCCACAATGTGCTTTTGGTAATCCCGGAGATCACCCGCAAAAGGGAGATTAATTTGCGCCGGGGTTGGTAATTTTGAGCGTTGTGGTTTTCCAAAGTGACTGGTACCAAAATATCGAGGCACATATAATTTATTTGTGGATTCACGATAAATTTCGAACTCTTCGCCTTTCACGGGGGAATTAGGAACATAAGGACAAACACGAAGTGCCTTTCGGATATTTTCTTGTTGAGTAACCGAAATTTCCGATTTATGAATAGTGTATCCCTTTTTCCCAAGATAATGTGGCATATCCTCTACTTACTCTCTATAGTTAAATTAAATCTATATCAATTTATTTTTTATATATAGTATATAAATATGATCATGGATATCCGTAAAGTACTGACGCGACAAAACATTCCTCAATGGGTGCTTGCCATTGTGGGAATTCTCTATATTTTAGGCGATATTACCCCTCCTCATATAATGGCCGACCACGTCACCACCCCCATCGGTATTTTAGTTTTACTTGCTGTTGCCGTTTTTCTCTCTCGGTTTGTTCATCCAATAGTCACTATTATTTATCTTATTGCTGCTTATGAATTGTATGAGCGTTCCCGCAAGACCCGAGTTCGTGGACCAGAGAGAAAACTCCCTAAGGATGTAGACGCACCTCACTTAACTCCTGAAAATCAATTTCCCATTACTTTAGAGGAACAGGTTGTTAAAAAAATGGCACCTTGGGTCATGAAAGAAAATATGATACCTCCATCGTATAAACCAGTGTTGGATGATGACATGAATGCATCAACTTTGTAATATATAAAATAAAATGAAATTCATCTATTTTATATAGAAATAAGTTTAGGGTTCATATAAAGGATTTTCTATAAGAGGACCCGCATCAGAACCGGATGTAGAACCGGATGTAGAACCGGATGTAGAACCGGATGTAGAAGCAGCACGTGCCGCACGTGCGGCAGCACGATTTGTTATCCAACTACGAATATAAGGAATCAAAAAATACATCATACCACCAATAATGATAACAGCAGCAATAACAATGAGAACAATACTAGCAGTGCGGTTATTTTTGAAACTAAAGGGTTTTCTCTCGCTCCTTTGGTTAGTGCTATTACTAGAAGGTACTGGAATAGGTTCTCCACTAGAACCGGTGGGTTGACAATCGATATAAATATCATCTGTGCCATCCGTGTTAGGATCTACAAAAATCGCGCCTCGCTTATTATAAAAATAATCTATTTCGGGTTTGATTGTAGAATCATGTTCAATGATTATCTTTTTAAGTAATGCCATGGTGTCTGCCGAAATAAATACAGGTGAATTTTCAGGCATAAATACTACATACTGATGGGTTCCATTACATGGAGAATAAGGAAGAGTTGCTTGATATGAAAAGAAAGATTTATTGCGTGGAATAAATGCGTTGAGAGAGAAGTTTTTCACAGCAACCACTGCTTTCTCTCCAGCATTGGGTGTTCGTGATGCTGATTGCTCTACTAAAAACTTCAGGGTCTGTGATGCTTCACTCTTATTAGAGGAGATTACAATAGGGATACATACCAAGAGACTTACACCTCGTCCCATATGCGTAATCACCATTTCACCATCTGCATGGGCACCATTGAAGGTATGAAGCGATGGTCTATATATACGAACCCCATGAACTAAAAGGTCATTATTGTTATAGTTGATAGATACTTTATCGTAACTTATTGCTAAATGATTCCCTTCATTAGTTAGAGTCGTCGACGGAATACTTGGATAATCATACTTGTATAAACATTTGAGTGAACAATCATCAGTGTATCCTTTACTGGAAATATTAATAGGCGCAGTGGAAGAAACACACGTCATTATATATATAAACCTACTTTATTTTTACAACGGTATCATATTCCTTCATTATCCTTGTAAAACAAGAGTTATTAACACATATTCTAATCCCGGGAATGATAGTTTTTATATACGAAATATGATATAAATATATATTTCTTATATAATTTCTTATAACATCAGAATCATCGGCAGAATCAGAATCATCAGCAGCAGCATTTTTATTCAATTCTGTTTGTAACAGCACTATATAATCTAAATAACAATAAAACATTAATTCAATAAAGTCTGTAACATCACTTTTATATTTCAGTGTAAAAGATGCTAAATCTAAAGAAGAATAATATCTATCTAAATATAATGTTTCATTGTAAAGAATAAGTTTATCTCCATAGTTAATATCGTTTAGTATGCTTAATTTATTTCTATATGTTTGCAACATAAAAACAGTATTCGTTATGTTATATACCATAAAATATAAATATACACGAGATTAATATTTTATGATACGATAATTTGGTCGATATCCTTTTGAAGATTTTTTATTTCATTTACTAAACGCATCTGTTCATTCCGTGTATGCGATAATGTATATTCAGTAACTGCCTGAGTTTCCATTAAGTTATCTAAATATTTCAAAATCTTTAATAAATGCTCCTTTTGTTCCTCTTTTTGCTGTAAAATATAGTGCTGGTATTTTTTGTAATCACTCACAATATCAGATAAAAAATCTGTTGCTTCTCTTTCTCTCTCTAGTTCCTCAACATTATCGACTAACTTTTGCTTTTCATCCACTATTTTTTCTTCCGTATTACGTATTAACTCTTGGATTTTGATTTCATCCATTTTCTATTATATAAATATATTTTATTGAAAAAATATAAAATCTAAACCTAATAATATTTAGGATGAAATCAGTAATTGAGAATGAACAAATACTTACAGACGATAATCGCTTTGTAATGTTTCCAATAAAACACGATGATATATGGCAAATGTATAAAAAAGCACTCGAATCATTCTGGCGAGCTGAGGAAGTAGATCTTTCTAAGGACCTTAAAGATTGGGATTCATTATCGTCTGATGAAAAACATTTTATTTCGATGATATTGGCATTCTTTGCTGCGTCCGATGGTATTGTATTGGAAAACCTAGGGGTTCGTTTTATGACAGATGTAAAATGTAGTGAAGCAAGAGCATTTTATGGTTTTCAGATTGCGATGGAAAATATTCATTCAGAAATGTACAGTTTATTGATTGATACCTACATTAAAAAGAAGGAGGAAAAGGAAACACTATTTAATGCTGTTAGTCATTTTAAATGTATAGAGGATAAAGCAAATTGGGCTATGAAGTGGATAAATAGTGAACGCGATTCTTTTGCGGAGCGTCTCGTTGCTTTTGCTGCGGTGGAAGGCATTTTTTTCAGTGGTTCTTTCTGTAGTATTTATTGGTTGAAGAAACGAGGATTAATGCCTGGTTTGACATTTTCTAATGAACTTATTAGTCGTGATGAAGCACTTCATACCGAGTTTGCTGTTATGTTGTATAGTAAATTAGAAAATAAACTTTCGCAAAAGCGAATTTATGAAATAATATTGGAAGCAGTCGATATTGAAAAATCTTTTATAACAGATGCTTTACCATGTCGTCTCATTGGTATGAATGATAAATTAATGAAACAATATATTGAGTTTGTTGCCGACCGTTTATTAATTCAATTAGGATATGAAAAATACTATAAATCACCCAATCCTTTTTCTTTTATGGAACTCATCAGTTTGGAAGGAAAAACAAATTTTTTTGAAAAACGTGTAGGTGAATATGCTTTAGCTACAAAAACAAAAAAAAATGATGCTTTTTCGTTCAATAGCACTTTTTAATTAGTGGTTATAAATGTAGAAGCATGGAGAGAAATAGGTTATTAGACAGTAAAATTGATGATATAGAATATATAAAACCACCTGAACCTGAACCTGAACCTGAACCTGAACCTGAACCTAAATTTATGTTATCAATGCTTGAACAAATTTCAGATATAGAAAAAAAAGAAATTATAGATTTTATTATAAAAAAATCAGATATTTCATTATTAAACACAATTCAAAAATCTATAGTTAATCAAAAAACATTATCAAATACAAATGATAACACAATATTATCTTTAACAAATAAATTAAAACAACATGTAAAACCCATCGATTCTATAATGAATGAAAATAAATGGGTACAACAAGAAGAAAAAACAAATATACTCCAAGAACAACATGATAGTCATAGAGCATACTTATTCGACCACACACTAGGATTTATTAATAATTCAGGTGAATATGCTGAATGTATGATAGGAAAAATAGGCAATGTTAATTATTATAATTATATCAAAGGAGGAAAAGATATAGTGAATGAATATATGTATAATTGTAAATGTATATCTTATAAAGATACTATAAAATGCTCAATATGTTCCAAATTGAAAAATAATATTGCAAGTAAAAGTTATGGTATCAAATATATTGAAGAAGACATACCTAGATGGAATACTACCTTCACAGCAGGTGCTCTACGCAGTAAAGAACGAGTTCATTTTGGAACATATAATGTAAGAGCAAAAACGCGACTTTTTGCGAATTGTGTTAGTTTTATTACATTTTCTATGATACTTCCTGTAAAAGATCCTATTCATTCTAATTCCGGTTATTGGGATGAAATCGCACTTGGATTCTCTTCAAAAGAAAAAAAGAAAGTTTTTCTTTTTATTAAGTCAGACCATACAGAAAAAGAACGACATAAAACACAAATTTTAATACCTATAACAATAGAAGACCCTAAATTTATGAGATCAGAGTATAATAATTATAAACTAAAGTGGGAAACTAATAGTATTACATTAAGTATCAATGGAAAAATTGTTTATAAGACATTAAATAATCATCCAGTGCCAAAATTACCTGGTTATACCTATTTTATTATAAGACCTGATTATAATACAAATAATAATGAATTGCTTAAAAAAATAAAAAATAAAGAAGAACCTAATATTAAAATAAAATCATATAATTATACTCCAATGTAAATATTTAGGAAATTTAGGAAAAATAAAATATTTCTTTAGTATGGGAGGAGGATGCGGACCTGAACCTTATGAACTTGAACTTAGTGTTGCCCGTTCCAATTTAGCAGCAACCACTTTCACCGATTGTTGTAACAAAGAGTATGCTCTCTTTGGTGGCGGGTGGGATGGTAGTGGTAGTTATAGCAACACCGTAAACTTATTTGATTGTACAAATATTTCATAAACAAAGTTATATCTTAAAATAGCATTTAATTATTTTAAGATAAATTTTAGTGATTTCCAGGATATTTTACCTATTTTTCACTTTTTCTCTTTTTTTGAAGACATTGTTTTGTGTATATATAACAATTTTACGATGATAGCAAATTAATCATAAATAGTTATGCCCAACTATTGAGACTTTTTGTATATGGATTACTTTTAAACGCATCTAATAAATCCGGATTTATTCGGTCAGTTCCAATTTTATCATTATCGTAGCGTTGCATACCGTGGAGTTTACCATGTTGCTCAACTGTAGGAGTATTATTGATACGTGCCGATGGCACCCACATTCGTGGATTATCACACGATTTTATATTACTATTTCGCTGATTTATTTCACCGTTAAACATATTCATATTACCATGAATACTTGCTGGAGCTTGTTGTTTATTATTATTATTACGCTGTCGCAAATAATTATCCACCAAGTGAAGACCTG